AAAAAAGAGCCGGACGCAGCCCCGGAACTTTCGGCCTATTTCGTGTAGCGCCCTCGATTGTCAAGCGCTTGGAGGTGCGCTCGTGAATTCGGGAATTTCCCGCGATCCCCCCAGCAGCCGTGCTCGTCAAAATCGACGTGGGTGTTTGAGTGGGGAGGACGCTCGTGTGCCGGCCAATCAGAGTGAGGCCTTCGATCATTCCCTCGGCCATTGGCCCCTATCCCTCCAGGGAGCAAAACGGATTGGCCAGCCATCGGAACATCAGCTGCATGCTGGAGAAACGCGCGAAACTTGACTTCTGTACAAAAGCATGCTACCGTGCTTTGACTTCAGGTTGATCAGCATTCAGATGGGAACAAAGGCGGGACCGTTCACCTTCGCCGAGTTGCAGAAAGTAACTTCTCTTGGCAGAGGGGAAATTCGCGAGTGCGTCAATCGCGGGATCATCAGCGCGCCGGCTGACGTCGGGCAGGGGAACCATCGCGCGTATTCAAAATGGAACCTTGTCGAAGGCGTCATCGCCGCGGCGTTGTTGCAACACGTTCGTGCCGGGTCGGTCGCCGCCTGGATGACTAGATTACGCTTGATGCTCCTGGCTAGCTCCATCGATCCGGAGAGTTATTGCGTGGCACCGGAAACGGTTGGTTACTGGTATTTCAAATTGGATTTTCCGCCACGCACAAGACCGGATGATAAGGCGAACCCGCCGTGGGACGAGGAAACGGGTGAGAACGCCTTCTTGATATCTATCTCCGGGCGCGCCAGACCGTCACCCGACAGCCAGCCGGCGATGCCTGACAACCCGTTGGCGGCCTTCTGTCACCTTCGAATCGAGCTTGAGCAGGCTGTTCGGTTCGTGGACCGCATGATTGAGCTCAGGTTTTAGGAGGTTTCAGGGAATAGAGCAAAGCACTATGATCTGCTACCGCTTCTATAAGATTTGGATTAGGTGAAAAATGTTCTTAACACCATCGGGGCCCGCAAATGCGGGTCCGAGGCCAGCCCGCCGGGTTGCGTGTTGGCCGATCGAGCGATTAATGCCCTACGTGTACAATCCGCGGCTTCATACCAAGGCGGATTACGATACGCTCGCTGCCGTCATGCTCGCATTGGGGTGGGCGATCTCCGTGCTGGTCGACAAGGAGGGTGTGCCGCCAGCTGAAATGGGCCGGATCCCAGTCAGTTAGGAGGTACACATGGCGCGAAAAGCGTTCGTCGCGACTCATCAGATGCGTGACCAAGTGCGGTCGTTGGCGGCTCGCGGCGTCCGGCAGGAGGACATCGCTACGATGATCCGCTGCGATACAAAGACGCTGCGCAAGCACTTTCGTAATGAGCTGGATCTCGGCATGGCCGAGGCCAATGCGGCGATCTGCGGTTACTTGTTTGCCACAGCAGCCGCGGGCAATGTCGCAGCGCAAATCTTCTGGCTGAAGACGAGGATGCACCTGCACGAGGATGAAGGTCCACCCGACCGAGTTTCGAGCACCGATGCCGGGTCGCCATCACAGGTGGTCATCCTTCTGCCGGACAATAGCCGAGATCCTGGGCTTACGGAGGTGCTGCGAAAAGCACAAGAGAAATATCTCGCCCGAAAAAAGCGTCGATAATTCTCACGCCATATCTAATCAGAACAGAATCGAGACAGCTTTATTCTAGAGTCAAACGAGGAAGCAATTATTTTAGAAATAGGAACGAAATCATGACTCAAGAGTATTTGATATTTGCTGCCGTAATCGCCAAGTTTATGGCAACACCCTGCCAAATTATAATTGCTGTCTTCGCTTGGCCCAGTAGTAGTCGTGCCCCGCTTCCGAGCGACAGGCGACGCGCGGCCTCGGCGCAAAGGATGTGACCGATGTCGCCCTCATATACGGCAACGATTTCGGCGCAACCCGGACCGCAGACCGCTTTTCTTCAGACTCCCGCCGACATCTGCATTTACGGCGGTGCCGCCGGTGGCGGGAAAACTTACGCGCTGCTCATGGAACCGCTGCGCCATGTCGGCCGGGTCGCGAACTTTACCGTGGTCATCTTCCGGCGCACGACGCCGCAGATCACCAATCCCGGCGGGTTATGGGACGAGAGCCAAAACTTCTATCCGCGACTCGGGGGCATTCCGCATCTCGGAGCGCGCGAGTGGCGCTGGCCGCGCGGCGGCAGATCAAGTTTTCGCACCTTCAGTTCGACATCACAGTCTATGATTGGCAAGGCGCTCAGATCACGCTGATCTGTTTCGACGAGCTGACGCATTTCACCGCGCATCAGTTCTTCTATATGGTCAGCCGCAACCGCTCGACCTGCGGCGTGCGGCCCTACATCCGCGCCACCTGCAACCCCGACGCGGACAGTTGGGTCGCCGACTTCTTGGGTTGGTGGATCAACCCGGAGACCGGGCAGCCGATCCCCGAGCGGGCCGGCGTGCTGCGGTATTATGTCCGCGTCGCCGGCAACATCGAGTGGGCCGATCGGCCGGAAGACTTGGTGCAACACCTGCCGCGACCGGAAGATCTGCCGCCCGGTTTCGACCCGCCGCGGCCGATCAGCGTCACGTTCATTCCGGCCAAGGTATTCGACAACCCGGCTTTGCTACGGGTCAACCCGGACTATCTCGCCTGGCTTCTGGCACTGCCGCTGCTTGAGCGCGCGCGGCTGCTCGACGGCAATTGGAAGATCCGGCCGGCCGCTGGTCTCTATTTCAGGCGCAAGTGGTGTGACGTCGTCGACGAGGTCCCGTCGGACCTTGACCACATTGTCCGCTACTGGGATCTCGCGGCGACCGAAAAGACCGAGTTCAACGACCCTGATTGGACGGTTGGCATCAAACTCGGCCTCGATCGAAACGGGGGCTATTGGCTTCTGGACATGGTGCGTGGTCGGGCGAACCCGGGAGATGTCGAGAAATTGCTGCTCGAGACCGCCGCGCAGGACGGCAAACGGGTGCGCATCGGGTTCGGTCAGGACCCGGGGCAGGCCGGTAAGAACCAGGCTTTTTACCTCGTACGCGCGCTCAGCGGGTTCAGCGTGGACCCGGCTTCGGAGAGCGGCGACAAGTTGACACGGTTCGGGCCGTTCAGCTCGCAGTGCCGTGCGGGCAACATAAAAATCCTGCGAGGGGCCTGGAACGAGGAGCTGTTTCGCGTTCTTGAGGGGTTCCCGGATCTTGCCCATGACGACGAGGTCGACGCGTGCAGCGGGGCCTTGGAAATGCTTAACCCCCCAATGTCGAGCTGGGCCGCTTATGAAATAATGCGCCAAGACGCCGAGGCGATCCGAGCCAAGCTGCATGCGAAACCACAAGGCGCCCCACCCGATCCGGCCCGCGGCTCCATGGAATGGTTGGCCCTGCAGGAAAAGCAGAAAAACTCGAGCTAACCGACCGCGCCTGCGCCGACGTGCCTTCCGACACCCTCATCATTGGTCGCCGGGAGACTCACCGGGATCTGGACACCGCAGAGCGGCGAAATGCGCCGCACGTGCATTGACACGAACGAGCGTCATTGGCGAGTTGGATGAGCCCGGCGCGAGCGCCAGTAGAAGTCGCGCGCTGCAGCCAGATCGTGTCGTGCTCGTGGGCCATCGTGGTCAAAATCGCGTAAAACTTCCGCGGGCCAGTCGACGGTCGGCAGGGTGGCCCTCGCGTCAGTTACGGCGGCACATCGATTTGCGGCCAGCGGGGTACAACTTTTGCAGCGAACCGACAGCTTGCCCGCTGGTACTACCGATAGGGCCAATACGAAACCGGAGCGCGAGCGCTCACCATCGACGCGGCCCAAAAGATCTTTGACGATACGGCGTCACGCTCGATTGGCTCTATCGCGCCGACCGCTCGATGCCTCCGCACCACCTCGCGATCGAGATCGCGCCGACCGAGGCCGCGGAGCAGGAATTTTAAGTAATCTGACCACTCCGCGTGGATTTTTTGATTGACCGGTTCATGATTTTCGTAAATAATCTCTCGGTAAAACACACGCATCCGGAGAGAAAAGATGGAACAGCGTGGCAACGGAGAAATAAGTAGGCCTCCAGCCGGCGATCTTCGCTTCAGACAATCCACAACCTCTATTTCCTCTCTAAACGAGTCGTGGTTTCATATCCTTGACGAGTACGTTATCGACACGCCGCTGAACGAAGTGCTTCTTCCCCTACTACGTAACTGCTTTTTTGGCGGAGCAGTTTACGCGGTTTCGTTGCTGCAGAAGGGTCATGGCGAACAGGTCGCTGCCGATATCACCGGCTTCATTACCGAAGAGCCGGAGTCGTAACTCGCGAAGCCTTGGGCGCGCGGTGTTTGATCTGACTACGCAGACTTAAAATGAATGGGCATGAACCTGTCAAAGCAATAGCCTACGCCGCGGACCATGCCAGTGTGGGCAGCAATGCCGAGACACTGCAGACGGCTTGGCGTTTCAGCCTTCCAATCACCAAAGATCGCAATGCGGTGTCGGTAAAACCGCCGCGATTGGCATGGCTCAGCGGATCACGGGTCATGCGCCACCCGGCGCGCGCAGATATGCCAGTCGCTTCCGGGCGCCGGAAGAGCGGGTGAGCCCGGTCGAGAGGACATTGACTGGTGCGGCGGCTTCAAACCGCGCGGAGATGCTGAGGCGCGTGGGACAAGGAGGAATGCTGATGGATAACCAAACCCGGCGCACGCGGAAAACCGACCAGAGCGAACGGCCAGTTGAGCCACTGCCTGAGCCCGCTCCAGACAGTCCACCTACGGTCTTGGCGCTGATTGAGCGGGTGGTGCTCGATCCTCATGCCGATGTCGAGAAACTCGACCGCATGATGACAATGTACGAGCGCCTCAAAGCGAAAGAGGCCGAACTCGCGTTCAATGGAGCGAAGGGGCGGATCCTCAAAAAGCTCGCCGGCATCAAGATCGTTAAGAACCGGCCCGTGCTACCCGAAATCGACAACGGAAAACCGAAAAAGGGCGCGGTTGAAGCCTTCAAATATGCGCCGCTCGAGGAGATCGACAAACATCTGCGCCCGCTGTTGGCAGAAGAGGAGATGGATCTCTCGTATTCCGATGAGCCATGCGAGGGCGGCGGCATTCTGGTCCGCGGCCGCCTGAAGCACCTGCCAAGCGGCCATTATGAAGATTCGTTTATGCCGGCGCCGCCCGATACCACCGGTGGCAAGTCGAATGTGCAGGCCGTCGGAAGCACCAACTCCTTCCTGCGCCGCTATGTCGCCTGCAACATCTTCAACATCGTGGTTGTCGGCGATGATGACGATGGAAATGGAGGAACGATCGATGAGGCCCAGGCCAAGACCATTGTCGAGCTCATCAAGAAGGCCAAGGTCGGGCCGAAGTTCCTCAAATACATGCGGGCCCAAAGCGTCGAGGAAACCGGTTCGCTGGAAGCAGCGGTAGCGACGATCGCCGCCCGCGACTATCGCAAGGCCGTCAGCACGCTTGAGGAACAGATCGCCAAGGCAGAGGCCGGTCATGCCCATCTTTCATGATGTGGTGCAATACTCGGAAGCCTATGACCGCCTCAAGCTCGGCATCCCGACGAGCTCCAATTTCCACAAAATCATCACACCGCAAGGCAACCCGTCGAAGCAGTGGCGCGAATACGCCTGTGTTCTGATCGCCGAGCGGCTGCTGCAGCGAAAGATCGAGTTTTACAATTCGCCGGCGATGGAGCGGGGTTTGATCGTCGAGGCCGATGCGGTCGATTGGTATGAATTCGATCAAGATGTAACCGTGCAAAGAGTCGGCTTCATCACCGACGACGATCACACGGTCGGATGCAGTCCCGACCGGCTCGTCGGCGACGACGGCCTGTTGGAAATCAAGGCCCCGCTGCCGCATACGCAGGTCGAATACTGGATTTCCGGAGCCGTCCATGAACGCTTCCGGCCACAGCTGCAGGGCCAGCTCTACGTCTCGCAGCGCCGCTGGGTCGACATCGTCTGCTGGCATGACGTGCTGCCAAAGCTGGTCATGCGGGTTGAGCCCGATGAGAAGTTCATCAAGGCGCTCGACCGCGAGCTGCAGATCTTCAACTACTTTATCGAGCGCGTCATGGAAAAGATCCGCGCCACCACCGAGGTGCCGGTCCCGCAAGGGGGATTGGCGTTGAAGGCGGCGCTGCGAGCCAGTCTGGAGACGGTACCGTAAACTTGCGCTGCGCTTGAACTCAAGCAGCTGGAAATTCTCTCAGACCGATGCCAGCACCCCGCATCCCCCGCATCGCAGCGCGCCGCAAATCCAAGCCTGACTTGCGTCGGCGACTGCACCACCTGGCTTTCGTCCGTCAGCTCCCTTGCGTCGCCTGCGGTAGAGCAGCGCCATCAGAGGCCGCGCATGTGCGCACTGGAACGGATGGTGGTGTCGGGGTGAAACCGGGCGATCGCTACGCCGTTCCTCTGTGTGCCGCCTGCCATGCCAAACAGCATCGGATCGGCGAGCTGACCTTCTGGTCGGCGCTGCGCATTGATCCCGTCAATGTGGCTGCGCGGCTGTGGACCGTATCGGCCGATATCAAGGCCGGGGAGCGCACTGTGTTTCGCGCGCGACAACAGATCGATCTGGCTAAGAGCCGGATCCAAAGCCGTACATGGCTTTAATCATCGGCAGCGAAGGACCGCCTTTGAAACCCACGACGGCCGCTCGTCCTTGGCGGCGGGAATTGGTGTTTATGTTAAGGGTTTTCGGACGCCTGCCAGTCACTGGCGTGAGTGAGATACTCGGAGCCAGGCGTCCGAAAAGCCTCAAGGGAGGAAACCGCGGGGAAGTTTGCGTCGACAGTGGTGGCGGTCTATGGGGATTTAAGCACCTGGATGATGCCGATGTCGGTCTTCTAAGCTGTGCCGCAGGGTGTGAACACCGACACGCTTGGTAATGCTGGCGTCCGGCTGCCATGCAAACGAGCCGGTGGAGCTGGCGCGGACTCATGTGCTGTCCCCGGTAGCCGCGAAACAGCCAGGGCTGGCCGGGATGCATCCATCCCTTTTGCGCGCGGCGCGCCACCATTCATGCAATGTATCGAGCAGGTTAGGCGAGAGAATCACGTAGCGATCCTTGCCCTTGCCCTGCTCAACGCGGATCACCATTCGGTCGCTGTCGATGTCGGGGAGCTTGAGCGAGACGATCTCCGATGAGCGTAGGCCGGTGGCATAAGCCAGGCTCAGGGCCGCCTTATGCTTGATGTTCGTCGTCGACGCGAGCAGCCGACTGACCTCTTCCGGGCTGAGAACGACGGGGAAGCGGCGCGGCTCGCGGACCGAGACGACCGCCTCGGCAAGATCGCGGCGTTTCAGCGTGACCCTGAAGAAGAAGCGCAATGCGGAGGCACCGGCGTTGAGGGTCGGCACCGTGGTTCCGATCGACGCCAGCCGCAGCTGATAGCGACGGACGTCCTCTGCGGTGGCCTTGTCGGGCGAGCGGCCGACGAAATCGGCAAAGCTTTTGACCTGGCGGATATATTGGTGCTGATTCCCAGGGCCAAGCCGGCGGATCGTCATGTCTTCGATCAGTCGCCGGCGTAACGGACTGAGGGCCTTGTCGGTCATTGGGGGCTCCTGTCTTGGGTGAGGCTCAAGGCTCCTCAATCTCAAGACAGGACGCCTGCTTCCGGCTACTCCACGTGTTGCCACCAATTACCGCGAGCGTTTAGTCCCATGCCCCAAACCGGACATCGGGCTTGAGTACTGGCTCAGTGAAAGCCTGTAGCATCGGCAAAGCGCACCAAATGGGAGGGGTCGTATGTCAGGCTTCGGGTGCGTGAGGAAGCGCTCGTGCGGCATGGCCCTGCCAGGACACAAAGCCCCCTTGTCGCACAATCATAGTTCAGTGACTTCGCTGCCCCCGGATGCAGCGGTGAGCCGTTCTTGCTCTTGCCAGGCGAGTACGCCGTCGGTCACACGTTCGTAGAAGTTGGACGAGTTGACGGCAGTCTCTATTCCTGCAAGCCGAAGCCTCTCTCGGACTTCGTCGCGCACACGGGCAAAGGCGAAGGTAATGCCCCGGCTCTGCAACTCCTTGATGGCGCTCAACAAGGCGTCGCAGCCGGTAGTGTCGGCGAAGTTCACCGAATCGGCATCGAGAAGGACGTGCGTCGCCGACGGCTGGCAGGCGGCCAACGCAGCTTTTAACCCCTCATCGAGATGACCGACACTCGCGAAGAACAGGTCGCCACCGACGCGCCAAATCAGCAACCCGGGAAAGGTGATCGCCTCGGGATGGCGCCGGACGTCGCGATACGCCTCCTCGCCCGGCAACTGGCCGAGTACTGCACCTTGCGGGTGGCTGGTCCGATAGATCAGCATCAGCAGCGAAAGCGCCACGCCGAGCAAGATGCCGTGCGGGACGCCCAACGTCAGCTCTGTCGCGATAACGATCGCGGCGAGGAAGAACTCCAAACGGCTGCGGTCGATCAGGTCGCGCAAATACTCCGGCTTGGAGAGGTGAAGCATAGCCGCGATCACGATGGCGGCCAGCGCTGGATGCGGCATCCCGCGGAACAGCGGTGTCAAAAAAACCAATGTCAGAAAGCAAAAGATGGCTGCAACGAGATTGGCGAGCTGGGTATGGGCGCCGGCGGCCATAGCCACCGAGGTCTTGGACAGGCTGCCGACAACAAGAAATCCGCCGAACAGCCCGCTCAGAATATTGGCGGGCCCGTGCGCGATCAGCTCCTGGTTCGGATCGATGTCACCACCGCCCTGCATTGCTGCGGCCTTTGCACCGCCGAGCGCCTCGGCGTAGCCGACCAGCACGATGGCGAGTGCGCCGGGCGCCAGCTCCCATAGTATTGCCGGGTCGAGGCGGGGTAGGGCGAGCCGAGGCAGACCGGAAGGGAGCTCGC